AGCCACCCCTTCCACAGGTGATCCTGCTCGACGCGTGGGAAGACTGGCTGGGCTTCCCTAACTTGGTGCGTCGTATCAAGAAAGAAATGTTGTACACCTACGGTGACGCTGACGAGCCGATGATTAAGCCGATGATCAAGGCGAAATCACAGCGCGCAAAGCATCAGGGGCGTCTGGCCGACATTATTTTGATCGAAGAAAAAGCGTCCGGAATATCAATCCGTCAGCAGCTTGCGGAAGAGAACATCTTGACTCATGGCTACAATCCGGGTAATGAAGACAAGTTAACGCGACTGCACTATGTCTCTCCAATGTTTGCAGCCAGTCGCGTCTGGGCTGTTGAGTCGGAGATCAATCCGGGGAATTTTAAATCATGGGCCGATCCACTCATCTCACAAATTTGTTCTTACGTCGGTCCCGGCTCCACAGAGCGCGACGATCTACTCGACACAGCTACGCAAGCCTTGCGTCTGCTCATGGATAAATATTTTGGTCCGTTTACCGTGGTAGACTCCGTCGAATCCAAGGAGCGTGCACGTGCACGTGATATTGCGGAGCGACGGTTGAAGAAGCGTGAAAATCCCTATGGATGAAGCCATCCTGATAGATATCCCGACCATGGATCTCCCCGAGGGCAGTGATCTGAAGCGCATCAAGTGGTGCGAGGGCCACTGGACTGAGTTGATGTTTGCCCTGAAAGATCGCGGCCTCGATGATCAAATTGCTGCAACAGCCGACGAACTCAACGCCAAGTTTGCATCTGGGGAGTTGGATCCCTGCTGGGAAGCGTGCAACATGCTCAACATGGGTGCGTTAGAGATTTTCGGTCCTGACCGAGTTGTAGCAGAGAACGCTGGGTGTCCCGTATGTGCGTTCGCTAATATTGTTCAGCACGCTGCTGATCTCATGCATAAGAAATACGGGAGCACTCACTGATGGCAACACCGCAAGACCAAGTCGGTTCCGTCGAAAAATTCACAGAATCGAGAGGTGACGTCGTTGACACCGATGACGGAGGAGCTATCGTTACAGTCGGGGAAGACGACGGTAAAGGTCCCAACCGTGAATGGTTCGACAACATCGCGGACGATTTTGAAGAAGGTGTAAAAACCAAGATCGCAACCCGACTGTTGGAAGATATCGAACGCGATAAAAAAGCGCGTGAGAAACGAGAGAAAGATTACGAGGAAGCAATCAAGCGCACAGGGCTGGGCAAAGAGACTCCCGGAGGCGCAGACTTCGAAGGTGCATCCAAAGCGGTGCATCCCATGCTCACTGAAGCGGTGGTGGATTTCCAATCACGAGCGATCAAGGAGCTGATGCCACCGAACGGTCCTGTGAAATCGTACATCCCCGGTGACAACCCTGAGATAGATCGCTTCAAGAAAGCTGACCGCATCAAGAACTACATGAACTGGCAGTTCCTGAAGCAGATGCCCGACTTCCGCACAGAGCTGGAACAACTCTTGTCACAAACGCCGCTGGGTGGGTCGCAGTATCTGCGTCTCGTCTGGGATGAGCAAAAGAAACGTCCCGTGCCGCAATTCTGGCCCAGTGATGACGTTTACATTCCCTACGCGGCATCAAACTTTTATACATCCGACCGTGTCACCTTCGTTGATCACATCACCGAGTTCGAATATAAGCAGCGTGTGAGCGGCGGCATGTATTCCGACCTCGGTCCTGAAATGATTAAAGCCGGAATCGTAGAGGAAGAATCCGGCCCGCAAAAAGCGACCGATGCCGTAGAGGGTAAAGAAAATCTGCAAGCGTACAACGAAGACGGATTGCACAACATCTACGAAGTTAACTGTTGGTGCGATGAGTTTGAAAACGCAGACGGCGAGAAAGACGAACACGGTTACGCGCCTTACCGCATCACCATTCACGGTCCCTCCCAGAAAATCTGCGCGATTAATCGCAACTGGGAAGAGGACGATAAGAACAAGCTGAAATTGGACTGGGCTGTAGAGTTCCCGTTCATTCCGTGGCGTGGTGCCGGATCAGTTGGCCTTGGTCAGATGATTGGTTCCCTGTCCGGAGCAGCTACTGGCGCACTCCGCGCTCTCCTTGACTCTGCTCACATGAATAACCTGCCCACACTCATTCGACTCAAAGGGGCGAATTTCAGTGGACAGAGCAAGGAGCTGCGTGTTGCAGCCATCACCGAGATCGAAGGTGGTGTAGCTGGCGACGACATCCGCAAACTGATCATGCCGGTGCCGTTTAACCCACCGTCGAATGTCTTGGTCGAATTGCTAAGCATCTGCGATAAGTTGGGGCGTGGTGTCGTTCAGACAACCTTCGAAAAATTAGGAGAGCAAAATACGAATATGCCTGTAGGCACCACGTTAGCGCTTATCGAAGAAGGCATGACGGTCTTCAGCGCTATCCACCTGCGCATGTTCGGAGCGATGTCCAAGGTTATCGAAATCTTATGCCGCATCAATCGGATGTACCTCGACGAGGAAGAGCTGAAAGACGAGCACGGAGAGCTACTTGCTTACCGGAAAGATTTCGATCCACCGTATGACGTCCTGCCAGTCGCAGATCCAGAGATCTTCTCGGATGTTCAACGCATGGCTCAGTTACAAATTGTTGCAGACCGCGCTGCGCAAATGCCAGAGGTTTACAACATCAAGGAAGTTGAGAAACGCATCCTTGAGCGAACGAAGATACCGAATCCAGACGAGCTGTTACTCCCGGACGACACGCCGGAGGAGACGAATGCCGTCAACGAAAATGCAGCGATGACCATGGGCAGACCTGTGGCAGCGTTCCCGGCGCAAGATCACTTAGCTCACTTGCAGGTGCATCTTGATTACGCGACGTCACCCGCACTCGGAATGAATCCGTTAATTGCGCCTCGATTTATCCCCATGCTGATGGGACACATCATCGAACACGTGGCGCTCTATTACGTCTCTTACAATGTTGACTTGTTAAAAGCAGCCAGCGGAATGGACGACGAACACTTTACGCAGATGATGCGACTTCACGATCCTGACGTGCGCAGAGAGATGGATAAAACTCTCGCGTACCAGTCGGCAGATGTGGTTCCTGCGATGAACCAAGTTTAGGCTGGTTTGATGCCAGTCGTTGAGCAACTGCAAGAAGCCATGCAGCAATTTGAGCCTGAAGAGCCACAGCCGCCAGTCGATCCAAATGCGATGGCTGCTATCGAACAAGAACGCGAGGCGGATCAGGCTCGAGATTCACGCGAGCGCGAACGTACTCAATTAACCCTCGTGGACAAGCGCGAGCAGCGTGATCACGACCGCGAGAAAACGTTTATGGAGCTTGAGGCAGAGGAGCGACAGAAGGCTCTAGACTCAGCTCGTGAAGACGCCCAAAAAGCGAACGAGTACGCTGCTCGACTCGAAGAGCTAGTAGAGCGTGAACGTGCTGAGGACGAGCGTACTGAAATGAAAATCACTTCCAGCGAGGACATCAATGCCGAGGATAATCTCACGGCACTTCAAATCGCAGGCGTCAAGGCAGTAACTGATCGGTCGAAGATCACGTCCGGAAAAGGTTCTACGAACCCCAGACCACGCACGGATACTTGACGAGTTGATCCGAGAAGCAGATCTTAACTGACATTACTGTTCCGCAAGGACTCCATATTTAACAGGAAATAAGACGATGAAAGCGAAATATCCGAAAGGCCCGATTAGCCAGCACAAAGCACTGGCGACTGGTGCTGCACTGCAGACAGCCAAGACGAAGGATCTTGGTGGCGACGCCAACCTGAAAGGCGGCATGGGTAAAGGGGGCACAATTTCGTCCTCTGGGGACACCGGAGGTCCACGAAATCAATCGGTTCCGCGTACTTCCCGTTCGACACCAGCTTAAAACGGTGCCAGTATGTCCGCCGAGAATGTAATTCTGCAGAAGTTTCTGCAGAGGCTGAAAGAGGAACAGGCCGGGTGCATCGCATTGCTCGCGACACCGAAGGATAAATCAGCCTTCGGATACGGTGAAGCAAGCGGCACTTATCATGGCTTGTGTCGCGCCGAGCAGCTGTTCGAGGAAGTTGTTGGGGAAGACGAAGACAGGATCTAAGTGACTATGTTAGCAAGCGCACGAATAAGTTTGGATTACGATTCGATTGATCAAGCCTTTCCGGAGACCGACCCCGGTCTGGTACCGTTTGGCTCAAGAGTTTTAGTTCAGAAGCGTTCACCGCGTGCGGTCACGAAAGGTGGGATCATCGTTCCGGATGAAACCCAAGACACTGAGTTCTGGAACACTCAAGTGGCTAAAGTCATCGCGCTTGGACCAGCGGCTTTTAAGAATCGCGACACTCTGGAGGTTTGGCCGGAAGGCAATTGGTGTGAGGAAGGGACCTATGTACGCGTGCCGAAGTATGGCGGCGACAAATGGATGGTCGATGTTCCCAACACCGTGCGCCAGAAGACTGGCGTTGATCAGGCATGTTTTGTCTTGTACAACGATTTGGATCTGATTGGTCAGATCACCTGTAATCCCATGGACGTAATCGCTTATCTGTAGGAGATAATGTATGTCCCCCGAAAATGAACACGTCGAGAAAATTGACGATGACAAGGACGAAGAGTTCACTGCCATCGAAGTGCCTGAAGGTGAGTTAGACGATGGCAAGCCCGACGAGCATGATGGAGATGACGACGACGATGACGGTCAGCAAGACGAGCGTCTAGCGGGAGACCAAGAAGATCCCGAAGACAAAGCAGTTCGACGTCGTTCTGAAAATAAAACGCGTCGTCAGCGTCAGAAGGAAGCACGCGAGCGTAGTGATCGCGAGTTAAATTTCCTTCGCACTCGAAACGCAGATCTGGAGCAACGCTTCAGCAAATTCGAGCAGGAGACTGATGCCCGCATCGCTGGCAGTGAAATTCACAGCATCGATCAGGGACTCTCCAAAGGCAGGGCGGACCTCGCTCTTGCCAATCAAGTTATTCAGCAGGCTGTCGAACAGAAAGACGGTGCCAATCTCACCGAGGCGCTCGACCATCGTGACACGATCCGCGACAACCTGCGTGATCTCGAACAGGCAAAAACTTACCTTTCACAGCCTCAGCGGCGTGAGGCACCTGCTCCACGAGATTTGGACCCACGTCACGTAGCCCACGCGCAGAAGTTCATGGTCGATAACGACTGGTGGGATCCAGCTGGGCGCGATCAAGATTCTGCACTGGTGTTGCAAATTGATCGAGCATTGGTCCTAGAGGGGTTTGACCCCACGCAAAAAGATTACTGGGACGAGTTACGAACTCGTTCCGAAGAAGCATTACCCAACCGGTTTGATTCGCGAACCGGTGACCGAGGTGACGGTGGAAAAGGAAGCGGCAATGGTGCCGCACCACGAAACCGTGGGCCGCAGTTCCGAACTGGTGGACGGGAACGTCCGCTGAGGAAGAACGAAGTTTATATCAGTCCTGACCGTCGTGCTGCGATGGAAGAGGCTGGTGTGTGGGACGATCCAGTGCTCCGCAATAAGTATCTGAAGTCGTACGCGACGTACGATAAAGAAGCTCAAGCGGAAACGGGAGCATAATCATGGCAGCGAAAAGACGAAGTGACACGAGACTGAATTCCGATCTATCGGGAGCGCACGCAGATCGTCACATGAAAGACCGTAATGTGACGCAAAACCGAGCACTGTCAGACGATGAACGGGTGGAGGAGTTTCGCCAGCAGTATTTCCAATCTGCATTGCCAGATATTCCGAAGATCAATGGTTACCACGTTTGTTGGCTGACCACGGAAAATCCACGCGACCCGATTCATGCACGCATTCGGCTGGGCTACGAGCCGATTAAAGCAGCGGACATAGCCGGTTGGGACCATGCGTCCCTCAAGACCGGTGAGTGGGTAGGCTGTATTGGTGTCAACGAGATGATTGCTTTCAAGCTTCCTCTCGAACTGTACGAATCGTACATGTACATCAATCATCATGAGCAACCTCTCAGCGAAGAAGAGAAGTTGAGCAGCCAAATCCGTGCTATGGAAGCCGAGATGAACGCCGCATCAAAACGCGGTCAGGTAAATTTGACTCTTGAGGATGGCACAGCAGCGTTGGGAGTGGCTCCAGAACCACCTCCATTCGCAGTTGCGACGGGGGAGGTTCCGGATGAGTATTAACTTAATCGGAGGACTCTCTAATGAGTTCATTAGCATCTCCGTTCGGGTTGAAACCGGCGTTCCATCCATCTGGAGTTATTAGACAACTTCAGAGTACGATAATCTCTGGCTTTAGTTCGAACATCTTTCAATTTTCACCGGTAGCAATACTGGCGAACGGTAGTCTGGGGCTTGTTGCCCCCGGTAACCCGGTCATCGGCTCCTTCATGGGCGTCGAATGGACGGGCACCGACGGTCGTCGTCGTGTTGGCAATCGGTGGATTGCGAATGAAGTAGGCACAGAAATCGTCGCCTATTACACCGAAGATCCGTATCTCATCTATGAGATGCAAGCTAACGGATCAGTAGCTCTGCTTTCTGTCGGCGCGCAATTTGACTTCACAGCTCTCGCGGGTAACACCACGACTGGGTTGTCAAGTACTGCGCTCGACACTGCAGGTGGTGCTGGCACGGACGCTAGGATCATCGGTGTAAATCCCGCCCCTGACAATGTTTTTGGTGACGCGTTCACCATCGTTCAGGTCCAGCTCTCTGATCATCAGTACGTCGGCAACATCGGCGAAGTCTGATCTTGATTGAATGATGAGCACGTAGTCATCATTCTGGAGTCATAACTCATGGCAGTTCCAATGAGAAGTACCGACTTCCGATCAATCGTTGAGCCGATCCTTAACGAGACTTTTGACGGAATCTATAACCAACGCGCCGATGAATGGAAAGGTGTTTTCACGGATCGAAAGGGTACCCCCCGTTCGTACCATGAAGAGCCGGTCCTCTTCGGATTCAATGCTGCACCGGAAATGCCTGACGGCACCCCGGTGACATTCGACGCAGGCGGAGTGCTGTTCATTCAGCGTTACGTCTACAAGGTCTTCGGTCTGGCGTTCGCGCTTACCAAAGTCTTGGTCGAAGACGGCGACCACATTCGTATCGGTCGGATCTACTCTGAGCATCTCGCTCAGTCGATGATCGAAACGAAAGAGACGCTCTGCGCCAACATCCTCAACCGTGCCTTTAATGGCGCGTTCGTTGGTGGTGACGGTGTAGCGCTGAACGTTACCAATCACCCGATAGCACCGGGTGGATCTGCTGGTGGCGTTTTCTCGAACCTGTTGACGACTGCTGCAGCTTTATCGCAAACGTCGCTTGAGCAGATGCTCATCCAGATCCGTAATGCCGTGGACAATAACGGTAAGCGGATCCGCTTGCAGCCTCTCAAGATTGTCACTGGTCCGAGCCAGATATTCCAAGCAGAAGTTCTGCTGAAGAGTGTCTTGCGCGCTGGCACAGCGAACAACGACATCAACCCGATCTTGTCGATGGGACTCCTGTCTCAAGGTCAGGCCAATCTGTCGCGTATCACGAGCACAACTGCATGGTGGGTCCAGACGGATGCACCTCGCGGCTTGCAGCTGATGAAACGTCGCGGGCTGGAGAAGTCGATGGAAGGTGATTTCGAGACCGATTCCATGCGGTACAAGTCCACGGAACGTTACATTCCGGACTGGACGGATCCGCGTGCGGTTTACGGCACACCGGGACTCTAAGTAAGAGTTCTGTCCAAGCATGGTGGGGGGCGGACGTGAAATGCCCCCCGCTATTTTCTCTCGGATGTAAACGGGAGACCATGGTTTTTGGAGAACAAAATGTTTATTGATAATTTACGAACTCGCTTCAATAACGGCGTCAACAACGAAGACGTCGGAAGCATTTTTAATGCCTTGCAATTTCCGAGTCACTTAGGCTCGCATGTTTACGAGGAAGATTTCTACACGTTCGTCGCCGGTCAGTGGACCGAGACTGACGTACAGGGTGCCAACACGGTCGCTGTCGTTGAAGGTGACGGTGGCATCATCACCCTGCTCACCGCAGGTGCAGATGACGATGAGGTCCAGCTTCAGAAGATCGCTGCAGGTATCTCGGTAGAGAACATCCTGTTTGATCCTGACAAGCGATTCTTCGTCGAGATTTTGGCAACTCTCAGTGAGGTACTACTGTCTGAGATTCTGATCGGTTTCGCGATCACCGATACGACACTGCTTGCTGGTCACTCGGACGGTCTTAGCTTCCGCAAGGCAGAAGCTACAGGTCTCGTGACGCTGGTCTCTGAGAAGAACAGTGTTGAGGTCTCTGGTGATGTCGGGACCATTGTGGATGCCACAGCGTTCAGGCTGCAGGCTTACTACGACGGTCAAGGCTCTGATGGTCGGCTGTACGGTGCGCTTAACGGTACCGTCGGTAGCTTCTCAACACCTGATGCCAGTTTCCCGAATGATGAATTGCTAACGGTTTCGTTCGCAGTTCGTGCCGGTGAGGCTGCTGCGAAGACTCTTACCATGGATCGTATAGTCGTCATTCAGGAGCGATAGTCATGAGACCGGTTAGACTCACGGTCACGGGGGTAGGTGTTTCGGCACCTATTCCAGTTGACCAATACATAGGGTCCACAGCGATTGCGTTGGCGGCAATCATTAGTGCGACTGCGACGTACACGATTGAGCATACGTTTGATGATGTGTTCGCGGAAGGCTTCAACCCTGCCACGGCAACGTGGTTTGGAACACCGGGGTTTGATGGTCCTGAAACGACTGATCAAGACGGTACCATCGTGTCTCCACCATCTGCTATTCGACTTAATGTGTCAGCCAGTACTGGCAGTGTTGAGATAGTTCTCAGACAAGCCGGAGCAGTATCATGAGGGGGATCGCACAGCGAACCTTGGGACCTCTTAACCTCACCGATGCTGCCGTGGAGTTACTTGCGGATCCAAAAAAGCTGGAGAGAACGCTCAAGTCTCTTCAGGACGCGCAAGAGAGGGCGCAGAAGTCAATCGACTTGGCTGGACCAGCCCAAGAGATCATCACGATCCGCGCTGAAGTAGCGATCTTGAAAGAGCAGGCTGTTGATGCGAAAGGTCAAGCGTTACTCGATGCTGAAGATATCGTTGAGGAAGGCAAGACCCAAGCGCAACTGATCGTGGACAAAGCGACGCAGGAAGCTGGACGCATTGTTAGTGACGCGAACAGCATTGCAGGGGATGCGGAATTGAAACTTTCGCAAGCCAATAACCAAGTTGCAGCTGTGGAAAACAAGTTGGTGCAACGTGGCGCAGAATTAAAAAAAGTTGAGGAAGATCTCACTGCGAGAGCTGCAGCTCTGGATGAAACTGAAGCTGCACTCGACGTGCGCGACGCTGAACTTACGAAACTTAATGACAGCCTTCTGAAGGAGAAGACTCGGCTCACAGGTATAAGTGAGCAACTAACTGCTGCACTGGGGTAGCCCATGGTCGGCAGTGCCATCGTCTCGGGCAATGGTGTCATGCTCATCGAGATCCCCGATGGGGGGTTGACGGGCGAGGTCCTCACAAAACTCAGTAACGAGGACTTCGACTTCGACTGGGCAGCTGGTGGAGGCGGAGGTGGACAGGTAGATTCCGTTGTCGGTGGTGTCAACATCACCGTCAATGCTGCTGATCCTGTCAACCCCATTGTCGATCTCGATGCAGCAATCACAGGCGTATCCGTCAATGGAGTGACACTCGATGTTACGGGTGTTGCGTCTAATTTCCTCGACGAAACTGGAGCCTACTCGGAACCTCCTAATAGTGGGGGGTTGCTATCCTCGGAGTACCGGTTCAGTACGTCTATCGTGAAGGCTGACCCCGGCAGCGGTCGCTTCCGGTATGACAACGCGGTACACGCCAGCGTCACGGAAATCTTTATCGACGACATCAACAATGACGGCGTAGACATATCAACCTTGCTTGGCCTCATTCAAATCGGTGATCGGCTTTACATTCAGCAATCAGACGATGCATCAAAATTCGCTGTCTGGAATGTTGACGGTCCTGCCCCGGTTGACGAGGGCGGCTGGTGGACCATTTCGGTTCAACTTGTAAGCGATGGTGATGTTCTGGACAACAATGCCCGCTGCATTATTGTTCTGCAAATCGGCGGCGACATGGATTTGACTTACCTTCGCCTCGATACTTCGAATGATCCACTAACAGGCGAACTGGTAACTCAGGCTGTTCGCCCATTAACTGCCCAACAGCGCGAGCTTGGCACCGATGCAGAGCGGTGGATTCGCGTGTCCGGACGCTTGGGCGTATTCGTCGGTGAATCTAACAACACAGGCGGCGTCACATCGCCGCAAGGTGCGATCCGCACATTCGCTGGCACGGCTTCGACCGGCATTATGGCTGGCAATCAGGTCAGGTTGGATACCGGCGTCACGGAACTTTCTCTTGCAGGCGGCTCATATAAGGCAGTCGCCGTTATGGGCAACGTGTTCAGCTATTCAACCGGCGCGGCCCGGATCCTGAATGTAGGTGGTGGTTCGGTGTGTATGGGTTCGGCATTTTCCTACGGTGCCGGTAATGCACTTATCAACGCAACCGGGCCTGCAACATTCACCTGCGCGTATTCGTACACGGGATATGGCGCTACTGCAAACAATCACACGTTGCTCAACAGTGGCATTGGTTCGTTCCTGTCGGGTTATTCCTACGGCTACGGCACCGTGACCGTGACGTCATCCGGGCAGGGTTCATTCGTTCAGGGCTTTTTCAACGCCAACCTCGCCAACAACTTTACTGTGATGCGAGCAACTGGCGCGGGAGCATTCGCGCAGGGTGCAATCGCCAATGGTCTTTCCGGTGCCACCGGCACGATTGAGTCAACCGGCACAGGATCATTTGCGCAGGGTCACGTTGTCAGTGGTGGTACGATTTCGGCAAGTCAACCGGGCGCATTTGCACAAGGCCGCGCCAATAACAAAGATATCCTTGCATCTGGGCAAGGTTCATTTGCTCACGGACGGGCACAAGCAAGTGGCGACATCATTGCGTCCGGGATCGGGGCGTTCGCCATCGGCGACGCGAACAGCGGCGACATTATTGCCAGCGGTGACAACTCCTGTCAGTTTGGACCCGGCACAAACTCGCTGGACGACACGTTTCAAATCGGCGACGCTGGCATACGATTCAAAGGTACGACCGGCGTACCCGGCGTATTGCAAAACGGCGACTTCTGGATGGATACTACCTTGCGGCTTAGGTCGGATGGTATCAGCTGGAACTTCGATCAATCTGCAGCGTTCACGCGCAACGCAGCAATTGTGGAGGATCGTACATTGCTCGCCAGTGCATCGGCAACAACGCTAAACAACAACAACGTTTTGGCCGCGCTCATTGCGGACTTGCAAACCATTGGGGCGCTAGGATAGAGGATTAAACGATGGCAAGAGTTAGAGAACAACAACCATTGGTGAGGTATCTTCACTCACTCATTGACGAGATCATAGCTGATCCAACGTTCTCGCGGAATGACGCGGTGCAGTTCCTCAGGGGCAAGACGGTCGGCATTGACCAACCGGAAGCGGTGCTTTATTACGAAACTCTGGCGACAGTCTATGTAGCCATTGGTGCGCTCCCTGCTCCCGGCACTTACAACAGTTGGCGAGATAACGTGGTAGCTCAGGGTGAAACAAGATCGAAAGCGATGGTGCAACACATTCACCGGCAACTCAAAGAACACGCGATCATGGACGAAGTAAACAGGGCGTTGCGCAAACAGTGGCGCGCTGACTCGCTGGACGAAGCGGATGCTGAGATTGCGCATCTGGAAGCAATCCAGACCGCATCATCCGATCAAATTCTGATCGACGCGCTTGAATTCACACTGGTAGCATACCGGGAAAGGCGCGAAGTCGAAGGCAACATGGCGAGAAACCGATGAAAGACTTCCACATAATAACAGGTGTGCCACGTAGCGGATCAACGCTGCTGTGTAACATACTGAGCCAGAACCCAGACTTCTATGCAGGGGCAACGAGTCCGTTACCTGAAATCTTGGGCATCATGGTCAACAAGTTCAGTAACAGCATTGAGATTCAAGGTGCCTTACGGATTGATCCTGAGGGCGTTCTTAAGAAACTCAATCAGATGCTGATGGGTGTCATTGAGTCGTGGTACATGGATGAAGATCGAGTTGTATTCGACAAGTCACGAGGCTGGTCTTTCAATGCCAACCTGCTCAATGAGCTGTACGACGACATTAAGATCATCGTGACAGTGCGCGACCTGCGCGGTGTCTTCGGCTCCGTCGAGAAGCAGCATCGCAAGACCCCGATGTTTGATCAAGCGACTACTCCCATTGAGAAGACGGTACTTTCACGCGCCGATGTGATGTTTGCCAATGATGGGATGATCGGCATGTGCGCAGTCGGTCTGCAAGACTTGATGGCTCGATTGCCGAGTAAGGTGTACGTCTTGCAGTACGAGGCATTCTCGGTTGATCCGATAACCAAGATCAAAGAAATTTACAACTTCCTCGGGATCGATCATTTCGAACACGACCTCGAAAACATTGAAAACGTGTCCGAAGAACCGGATGCAAGTTGGCTCAACAAATTCCCTCACAGTGGTGAAGGATCTGTACAACCAACAGACCGTGGTGAGTGGCAGGATTTTATGTCTCCCGACATGGGGCAGACAATTCACAACTTGTACCCAAAATACAATGAACTCTTTGGGTATCAATAGGAGATCGAAATGAACAAGAACGTCGGACTAACGTACGTGAAGGACTTCAGCTTTCCAGCTGAGCAGGGCTTCACTGGTTCTGCCGGTAAAGCCAAAGGCTACAATCGTGGTGGAGCCGTGAGAAAAGCGAAGGGTGGCCCGGTCAAGAAAATGGCGGGCGGCTTCATGGGACCGGAACGCGAGATCACGGTCGATGACGTGACGATCACGACACCTCGTGCGAAAGGTGGTTACATGAAAGGTGGCATGCACGGCAAGCTGAAGAAAGCTGGCGCGAAGATGGGCTACTCCTACGGTGGTCGTGTGAAAGGTTACGGTGTAAGCGGTGACACTTCCGGTGAGTTTAAGATGAAGCGTGGCAAGCAAAAGACCATGGACACGGGTACTCAGCCTGCACGTCGCGGTCGTAATCAAGCCGAGATCGAGGCCGGAGGCACGAAGCGGATGCTGCCGGGATTGCACAAAGGCGGCAGGGTCGATAGCGGTGGAGGTGCACTGGCTGATGCTGCTATTAAACATGCCAAAAGAGTTCTGCATCCGAAGAAAGGTGCAATGAAAAAACCTTTGAAGGCTTCAGCTGCAGGCATGCCTGCAAACGTCAAGATGCACGGTGGGGCAGTTCATAAGGCGCGAGGTGGCAGCGTAAAAAAATAGCGAGGCGGGAAGCTGAGAAAGTTATGGATAGACACGTCAAAGCTCCTCGCCCACGCGGACATCAACAACGTCCTCGCGGTGGTCGGGGAAGTAGCGCACGCGGAGCGAGATAGATGCCGACATCAGGAACAGTAGGTTCAACGACTTTTTTGAACCAGCAACTTATCGACCACGCCTTCCGGCGTTGCAAGATGGTTGAGCAACAGATCACAGGTGAGCATTTGCAAATTGCTCTCGAACTGCTGTGGCTGTATGTCATGACGCTCAGCAACAGAGGCATTAAGCTCTGGAATGTTGTGCCAATCCTCCTGCCGATTTACGAGCGCAACCAGACTGTGCCGTGTCCTTTGGGTACCGAAGACACCTACACGATCAACCTGCGCAATGCGCAGCGAGTCATCGGTTCGGCAACTGCGTCGGAAGGTGTCGCGGGCAATGCCTTTGACAGTGACTTGGCGACAGCGTGCACACAGATCGCAGCACTGGGCACCATCACCATGGATCTGGGTAGTGACGGTGCCACTGCAATTCCTATCTTCGGCATCATGCCCAACGTTTCAGGAACGTGGGACTACGTGATCGAGGCGTCGAACGATAACTTCGTCACCGCAGTGCCGTACATCACACGCACTGGGCAGGAAGTCGTGCAAGACGAGTGGATCTGGGAAGACGTGCAGGCACCGAGTCGTGAGACTGAGTATCAGTTTTGGCGTCTGCGTGCGACCGGCACCACGGTGCTTGATGTCATTGAGCTGGTCTACCAGAACAAGCCCAATGAGATTCCGATGTACAAACTCAATCGGAATGACTACGCAAACCTGCCTGACAAATCAAGCACTGGCCGACCGACACAGTTCTGGTACGACAGGCAACGCATACGACCGGAGATCGAGTTGTGGCCGAGTCCCGGTGCAGAATTTACGTTCGATCAGATTACGGGCTTCGTGCAACGACAGGTGCAGGACGTCGGTGCATTGACAGACGAACTGGAAGTGCCTGATCGTTGGTACCTCGCAATTATTTGTGAGCTTGCTCGACAGTTGAGTCGTGAAATTAAAGAGGTGGATCTTTCGCAGATACCCTTCATCGATAGCGACGCAGAAAAGTATTTGAAAGACGCATGGACAGGTGAAACCGACGAGTCGGAAGCCTACCTGCGTCCTAACATCGCACCGTACACGAGGTAATCATGCCAGTTTTTTTAGATCCAACCGGGAAGACAACGTACGGCATCGGCATTTGCGCCAGATGCTCCCGTAAGTTTTTTCTGGAAGATCTGCACTCAGACCCGAACAGTCCGGGGCTGAAGGTGTGCATCGATGATCTCGATGATTACGATCCGTATCGTCTGGCTCCACGTCAGGCTGACCGGATCACGTTGCCGTTTTATCGACCGGACGAGCCTCTCACAACTGGGGGACCGAACCCGAACGTTAATTTCCTTGGTGGTATCCGAGAAGCTCTTGGTGAAAGTCCACGTGAGAGCGAAGATGGGAGACTGCGCGTGCTTGAAGATGCAACAGTGAATCAGGATGAGGTCACGTAATGGCTAACATAAAAATTTCAGCGCTACCACTAGCATCGTTGCCTCTCGATCTCCCGAACACCCTCTTTGAGGTGCAGACATTCGAGGCTGGTATCGAGGTTAGCCGCAAGGTTACGGCAGAGGAGCTGGTAGGGAGTATCTCTGGGCTTGATGCGACTTTCATCACGGTGAATGCGAATGCGTCTTTGCCGAACGAACGGATACTGACTGAAGGACAATTCATCAGCATCGCTGATGCCGGTGCTGGTAATCCGATAACGATTAGCGTCTCAGCGGCACTTGCATGGGCCAATCTCAGTGATGTTGATATAGAACAAGCTCAAACCGGCAGCTTTATATATAGCATCGATGGCACGGATTGGGAGGACACTGGCGGAGGTCTGCTTTGGGATGACATTGCCGGAGAGCTTTTAAATCTCTTCACCTACGTTGCACTCGGCGGCATCGCATTACGCAATGCGAATGGTGATTGTTTCATTGACAATGTTCTCTTGGGCGGAGGGCAATTCCAATATACCGTCTCAGTTGCAGGTAACGATTTCGTGCGCCTCCGGGACGATGGTCTCGCATCATTCGGTCAGTCCGGTGGCTCGCAGAACACGACACTGCAGTCTGGGGTTGAAGTTGACATCGTCCGCAACGGAGTCGATCAGGTTGCCTTAACGTTAGCTCCTGCCGCAGGTGGTTTGTCAGTCAACAACACGCTAACAGGTGCAGGTCTTGAACGTGTTCTGACCATAGGTGATATTGGTGCTGGCAATCCATTCGCTACATCGCTAGGCATCTTGGGCGATATCAATACGGCAACTCCGCCGACGACCGAAGCGATTACGGCTGACCTAGAGTTACGCGATCTCCAAAACGTCAACGTCATTGGATCGTTTGGTTTCGATGCCAGTAATACGCTTGATTTAAAGAACCTCATGCGCGGTGGAGAATTACTGTTCAGTGCGACTGACGCAGGTGGAGCAGAGGCATTCGCGTACTTCTTTGATCCGGCTGCTTCGTTCTGGCTGCGTCATGGTGCTACTCAGGAGATTGTCATTTTCTCCCAGTCAGTCTCTGCAGGCGGAGTACTTGTTGCGAATGGTGTGACGGGTGCCGGTGGTAATTCTAGAGTTAGAACTGCCAGTGATAAAGGTGCGAAGGAAATAGAGTTCAACTTTGATACCAACACCGACACGGGTTCTGATCCGGGAAGTCAAGACTTCAGGATGAACAATGTCAATCCTGCATTGGTTACAGAAATCGCAGTCGCTGATCAAAGTATCGCTTTGCAAACTGAATTTGATCTCTTCTGGGGTGCGGAATTAGTCTCTGGTGATAAATTATTCATCGTTCAACCGAACAGTCAGGATAACTGGGCGCAATATGAATTGACTGGTCCTCCGGTTGATCAAACAGGATGGTGGAATTTCCCAGTAAGCTTGATCGCCAACGGAACTATCTTTGACACCACAAGACTGTGTCGTTTCTCGTTCTCGCTTGCCAGTCTTGCTGCAGGTGGAGGATCAGCCAGTCAGTTAGTCGATGGTTCTGCCAACGTCGCTGTCATTGCGGAAGGTTCTGGTACCAGTGCCATTCGCAGCGTCGGCAATATAGACGCCGAAGGTCGCGAGCTTGAATGGCAACTCGCAAACGGAACAACCCGATTCAGTATCGGCAACGAATTCTTCACCGACATGATTCTTCGGAATCACATTGCTGGTCGTCATGTCATCATCAACGTTGGGACAGGAGGTGGCACTAGAATACGAGCGCACTTCTCCGGTGATGCCGCGAATGGTGGCGTAACTCTTTACGCTGGCACAAGCGCAACCGGTCGGCTGGCAACTTCTAATGAGGGTGTTCGCATCCAGAATGGAACGCTGTTCCTCGCTGAGCAAGCAGCCCAAGAATCAGATGACACAGGCTTCGGTCAGCTCTTCGTTGACTCAGCAGACGACGCGCTTCATTACATCACCGAGGTTGGAGTTGATTTTAATCTGTCAGCAGGTGTCTTCGATCCTACGCTTGATCAAACCATCTCTGGTCATTGGGAATTTACAGATGTTCAGGGTGTTGACTTCGGTCCAAGCTGCGAACTGGATCTGCGGAACAACGCAGATGACAGTAGCGTGTTCATTCAGAACCTCGGTCCTATATTTCAATTTGGTATCGCTGGTGGAGACTTCGGTGATGGTGTCTTTCAGATTAGCCAGAGCAGCTTCGCGAGAGTTGAGTGTCCGGTTATCTTTATTGGAGAACAGGCAGCATCTGAGGCCGACATAGCAGGGGATGGGCAGATCTGGGTTGAGAGTCTTGTTCCCAACACACTGATGTTCACCGATGATAGCGGCACTGAAATGCGGGTCAGCACTGTTCAATGGTTCAACAACTTCGGTGGACAGCAGCAGGTCAACAACTCTACAACTCCTGTCGTAATTACGCAGTTGAGTGGCTTCCAGTTGGATGCTAATTCGGTTTACCACATCGAGATATTCTTAAAAGTTAATCAGGCAAGTGCAACACCTGATCTCTTACTGCGGTTGAATCCTCAGGGAGCAGGAACTCTCTCTGACGAAGTCTTCCAGATCACGAGCATTGCTGCCACAGGTGTATTCACGTTCCAAGACACCAACGTCCATACGGTATTAGGAGCAATTCAGAATGCAACGGGTAATCATACAGTTCACATCATCGGTACAGTGGATGTAGGAAATGGGGACCTTTGGGACCTTGAGTTCGCTCAACAGATTGCTACGGCAGCAAATACAATTATAGACGATGCATCGTATGTCAAGGTCACGAAGATTGGACCGGGACCATAACGGCGAAAGCCACAACAAAAGAGGAAAGTAAAATGGCAAAGCAAGAAGTATCACCAGTACAGATCCAGATGGCAGCAGCTGCTGGCGTAAAGTTGTTGCAAATAGATGACCTCCCGGTGCCCATGAGCATCGCAAAGTCGGGTGCCCTGAATATTCTTGAAGGGATGTTGCAGGCTCTGGCGCAGGGTGAAGTAACGCTTGCACCACCACAGCCGCAAAATATTGCAGGAGCTGGAAAAGTCCCCCCTATAGCTCCCGTGGAAACCCCACCCCAAGGGGACCAAGAGCAAAACGGGGAAGAGGGAAAGGCCGCAAACGAAACCGAAAGCGAAAAAGTCGCTGAAGGTTAAGAGGTAAGGAAATGGCAACCAAGCAAGAGATTAAGGAACGCGGGATTCGCATAGGTGTGAATCAGCTCGTGACGTATGCGACGCTCGTGCCTATCTTCTGGTTTATCGCTCAGCCCATTCTGGTGAGCGCGCTGGCTGAAGAGATGCAGGATTCGATTAAGCAGACCGTCGCAGCTGAGGTCTCTCCGATCAGCAATGCGTTCGTTGCTCTTTTGCAGCGGGACATCAACGCCACGAAGAAAGATATCGCGGCGTTGAAGTTCCGTCAACGACAGGCTACCGATTGGACAGCTGAAGATGCTGCGTACTTAGCAGATCTGGACATTCAGTTGGATGCTTTGGAAGAAGCGAAGGATGCATTGCAGGCGAACAACACAACCTGATGTACATATACGGAAAAACATCACGGGAGAACTGCGACACATGTGCACCACCGCTGATCGAGGTGATGGAACTGGGGCTCAGCAGGTCGCCAGTTGATATCTCCATTGTGCGTGGATGGTCAGGTGAAGATGTTCAGAACATGCTTTTCAGGAAAGGCGCGAGTACGAAGGAGTGGCCTTTCTCGGAACACAATTTTCTGCTGGAGGGTAAACCTCACAGCAAGGCTTTTGACTTTGCCCCTTACGTGGATGAGGTCAAGATTCCGTGGGATGACACCCACTTGTTTGCAGTCGTTGCCGGAGTATTTCTTTCTGCGGCAGTTGAACTGGGCATTAAATTGCGCTGGGGTGGCGACTGGGACATGGACGGATTAACGACCGACCAGTCGTTTATGGACTGGGGTCATTTGGAAATAGAGGAGTACTTGGTATGAATGTTAATACACTCGTAGGTGCACTGATCGCAGCGTTGATTCTATTTACATCAACCGTCGTGACGTTGTTCACCAACAATCCAGATCTGACGTTTGCGCAGTTATCGACAGCGACATGGGTGTCGCTCCTCGGTGGTGCGGCAGTAGCGTTCTTCAAAGACTATCAAGCGCTCACCACCCGACGCTTGGTGAATAAGGTCACAGGATCGGGTGATGGAGGTATATAGAATGAGGAAACTCGATTACCGCTACGCATGGTTAATGCTATGGCTCTTTGCTCTTGCAGGGTGTCAGTCTATAAATCCGATTGCGGCAGCGGAAACATCCGAGCAGCGAGCTTTTGCTGCTTACGGTACGTTTGTCATCTTTCAGGAGACGGCTGCTGATCTTGTTGAAGATCCAGCTATCCCTCGTGGTGCCAAATTACGCATCATTCAGGCAGAGGAACGAGCGAAGCCAGTGGCCGACAGTTTGTTGGAGGCCTACACAGCTTTCTTAATCATAAGAGCTGAATTCGACGCGGGAGAAACAAGCCAAGAACGCTTGGCTAGCGCGGCGAGGGAACTTGATGGTTGGATTACAAAGTTAGCTCCCCTGATGAATGAATTAATTCGCAACATCAAAGGAGCGAAAAACTGATGGATCCACTCTCATTAGCACTACTCGCAATCAACGGTCTGCGTACGGTGATGTTCAACCCTGCATTGGGTGGTGGCAGCAGCGTAAAGTTAGGCCAAGCCGCTGAGCTACTCGGCATACTCGGTGTTCTACTTGAGCAGGGTGACGATGCGCTCGACGATCTCAAAGCGTTCACTGCAACCATCGAAGACATGGCTGCAAGAGGTAGGGAACCGTCCCCTGAGGAATGGGACATCATGCGTGCAAGGTCCGACGACGCGCATGCACGTTTGCAGGCAGCGAAGGCAGAACTGCTTGGCGAAGAAGAGGAAGAAACTGTGGACGACGAAGTACCAGCCGACCCCGTGGACCCCGAGCCTGAAGCCGAGCCTGAGCCGGAACCTACACCTGTAATTGACACGCTGCCGGATGATGACCCGGTCGTAGATCCGAACGCGCCTTAAGGAATAAACCATGGCTGTTTCGATGACATTCAACTCGCTTTTAGAAGATCTCCGTGCGTATCTGGAGCGAGGCACGGCTGTCGATCCCACAGTGTTCGAGCAGCTCCCCAGCCTGATCAATTTGGCTGAAAGGGAGCTGGCGAATCGACTGAAGATATTGGGATTTGTGGCAAACGTGACCGATACGTTAGGTGTCGGACAGTCTGTCATCCCTAAACCTAACCGCTGGCGCGACACGATCTCGATTAACTTTGGTGTGGGAGCGACGCAAGTGCGCACCCCCCTGTTCGCTCGCTCGTACGAGTACTGCCGACGGTATTGGCCTGATGAAGATCTGACTGCTCAGCCGAAATTTTACGCTGACTACGATTACTTCAACTGGCTGTTTGTACCGTCGGCAGACTTTGCCTACCCATTCGAGGTCAACTACTGGGAGTTGCCTGCACTTCTGGATGCCACCAATCAGACGAACTGGACGACGGACTTTGCCCCGAACGCCCTGCTTCATGGTGCGCTCCTGCAGGCAACTCCATTTTTAAAGAACGATGATCGCATTCCCACATGGGAAAAGATTTACGAGAAGGACATTGCAATTCTTGAAGGTCAAGACATCAAACGCATTGTCGATAGGCAAGTTACTAGGGACACAGTCTAATGGGTTACTCCGACGTATTTGGCGGCAATTTGATCTTCCCATCGAGGGTCACTTATCTCGCACTCACCACAGCCATCGATGTTGTATTGCAGTGGCCGACCGAGCAACAGATCACGGGCGGCGACGTTGTTGCAGACATCATCGATACCAACACCACGGCTGGTGGACTCAACATCGACATGCCCGATGCCAGAAACACTTCGCAGGGCAATAAGGCGACGTTCAACAATGTTGGCGGCAATGAGTTCACTGTGCGGGATAGCACAGGTGGCACGATTCAATCTGTGCAGCCCGGTGAGCAGTGGGTCATTGTTCTAACCGACAATACGACCGAAGCAGGTGTATGGACACAGTTCCAGTTAGGCGGCAACGCAGCTACTCAGGCATCTGCTTCGACATTGGCTGGTGATGGTCTCCGGCCTCTGGGATCACAGCTCGATCAGATAATTGACTCAGATGTTAAAGCCGTAACACCTTTCACCGTAGTCAATGGTGATCGAGCGAAGTGTTTGGTTTACACCGCAGGCGCAGGCACGTGTAATTTGCCGTCAGCGGGAGTGGTCTTCAACAACTGGTTCTTCATGTTGCACAACGCGGGCAGCGGTACGCTCAACATTGTGCCTCCGTCTGGCACCATCGATGGTAGCGCAAGTCTCAACCTTGATCCGAATGGCAGCTGTTTCATCTTCACGGACGGTACTGACTTCTTCACCATTGGACTCACTGTCGCTTCGACCATTGCGTTCGATTTCGTATCGCTTGCGGTACCGGGATCTGGTGACTTCGTACTCTCTGGTGCAAATCTCAATCGAATTTCGTATCGATTCACAGGCGCATTGACAGGTAACCGACGCATCGTCGTACCGAACACGACGCAACAGTACTGGGCAGACAATCAGACGAGCGGTGCATTTACGCTTGAAATTGCTACCGCTGCAGGTGCAGGAATATTTGTCCCGCAAGGGCAGAGTGTAATTCTTTACTGCGATGCCACTGACGTAATCAACGCGACATCATCGACCAGTGTGGCGTTCCCGATCACCATTGGTCAGGGCGGCACGGGAGCAACGACAGCAGACGGAGCGATGGACAACCTCGGTGTCGGTCGTGATGTTCTCACTCCTGCACTCAGTGGTCTGGATGGAGGCGGAGATCTTGGGACTGATCTCACTCTGTTGTTGGACGTTGATAATCTCACATTAGAATTAGGCGTGGATACGGCAGTCGATACCTTTGCATTCTGGGACGACAGCATGGGGATGATGCGGAAGGCTACGCTCGATGTTCTTGGCCTCACCGTTGATGGCACTCCAGCTGATGACGAGATTGCAGTCTTCACTGGTCCGGGTGCAGTAGAAGGTGACTCAAACTTCAGGTGGACTGGCACAGCATTCCAAATTGAAGGTACAGGCGTCTTCGAGATTCGCGTCGGGACTGTGACAACATTCGATCTGAATGGCATGACCGAATTGAACATTCGTGGCATGGATGAGAACGATGACGGTCTGGTGCTTGAAGATGGTATGCGACTCACGTTCGAAGATCTGGCATTCGCAAATGACTGCTTCCTGAGAAACGAAGGCATCGGTGGTGGTTCGGGTACGCTGACACTGCGTTTCGATACCGTCGGTAGCTTTATCGTTCACGGTGGCGTTGCGGTAGACAACGGCACGGTCAGCATTACGATGACAGCCTTTGGCTCCCCGACTCGTGTCAACTTCAGCAACGCGATGCGCCTTCAAGGCTCGCTCTACCTGATGGAACAGCCGACAGCCGACACGAACATCGTCGCTAACGGTCAACTTTGGATTGACGACGACGTACCGACCCGCTTCCGCTACACGGACGACGCCGATAACGATTTCGTCGTTGCCATATCGGGAGGCGTCTTCGGCGCGAACGTCGAGGTCAACAATGACTTCAACTTCAACACGACCGACAACCGAGCAGACAATTGGATCGGTCACTACTTTGACGGCTCGAACAATGAGATCACGTTGGAGGATAGTGGCAGTCAAGTCAACTGGCCTCTCTACACGACGATCCAGATCATCGCACCGGGCAGCGGTGTGCAAACGATTACTGAAGGCAGCGGCGTGACACTCTTCTTCGACAACGGTGACGATACGGTCGGTGGCGTTACCCTTCAAGGTGGTGTC